AACAAGTGTCTGGTTTTTATAGAGACATAGAAATTACACCAGGCTATTCACAAGAAACAGAAGTAGAGAAAAAAGAAAGAGAGCTTGAAGGAGTTAGAAAAACTAGAGATGAACAAGTGTTCACAATTCTAGAGTTTCAAACAAACCTTGATCTAGAAGGTTTCGAAGATAAAGACATGGAACAAAATCCGACAGGAATCAAACTTCCTTACATTGTAACTTTAGATACATCATCAAGAGAAGTTCTGTCAATTAGAAGAAACTATAAACCAGAAGACCCAACAAAAAGTAAAGTAGAATATTTTGCACATTTTAAATTTTTACCTGGACTAGGCTTTTATGGTTTTGGCTTAATTCACATGATTGGTGGATTATCAAGAACTGCAACGAATGCACTCAGACAATTATTAGACGCTGGTACGTTTTCAAATATGCCGGCTGGATTTAAACAAAGAGGTATTCGTGTTAGAGATGAAGCGCAATCGATTCAACCTGGAGAGTTTAGAGATGTAGATGCACCTGGAGGAAATATCCGAGACGCATTTATGCCTTTACCTTTCAAAGAACCATCAGCAACATTATTACAATTAATGGGAATAGTGGTTCAAGCAGGACAACGATTTGCCGCCATAGCTGACATGCAGGTCGGTGACGGCAACCAGCAGGCCGCTGTTGGTACGACCATTGCTCTTTTAGAACGTGGTTCCAGAGTCATGTCAGCCATACATAAAAGATTGTATGTGGCATTAAAAAAAGAATTTGTATTATTAGCTGACGTATTTAAAACTTACCTTCCACCAGAATATCCTTATGATGTTGTAGGTGGACAAAGAAATATTAAAGCTGCAGACTTTGATGACAAGGTAGATATTTTACCTGTTGCAGATCCAAACATATTCTCACAATCACAAAGAATAAGTTTAGCTCAAACAGAATTACAACTTGCAATGTCTAATCCACAAATGCATAATTTGTATGAAGCGTACAGAGATATGTATTCTGCGATTGGTATAAAAGACATTAATAGAATCTTACCACCACCTCAACAACCAATGCCAATGGACCCAGCGGCAGAAAATATTATGGCAATGAGTGGTAAACCTTTCCAAGCATTCAAAGGTCAAGATCACAGAGCACATATAACTTCTCATTTAAACTTTATGGCAACTAATATGGCTAAAAATAATCCTGTAATTATGGGTTCACTACAAAAAAATGTTTTTGAACATATTTCTTTAATGGCACAAGAGCAATTAGAAGTAGAATTTAGAGAAGAGATACAACAATTGATGCAACTACAACAAATGGCACAACAAAATCCACAAATGGCACAAACTCCTGAGATTCAACAGCAGATTATGCAGTTAAGTATGGGTATTGAAGCAAGAAAAGCTAAGTTAATTGCTGATATGACTCAAGAATTTAAGGAAGAAGAGAACAAAATCATGGGTGACTTTGGAAATGATCCAATTGCGAAGCTAAAAGCAAGAGAATTAGACCTTAGAGCCATGGATAATCAACAAAAACACGACCAAGCTGATCAAAGATTGAATCTAGACAAGACAAGAGCTATGATGAATCAGTCAATGCACGATGAAAAGCTTGAACAAAACGAAGAATTGGCTAAACTAAGAGCTAATACATCGATTGAGAAAACTATTTTAGGTAAAACTCTTCCAAGTTCAGATCAAATGCCTGGAAATGTTGCAATCATTCGAAAAACTGGAGAATAAATATGAAAAAAAATAAAAAAAACAGTCACGCAGGCATGACTCATGTAGATCATGATATGTTCTTGAATAAAGACGGTTTACTTAACGGCGGAGTTGAAATTGAGGTGTCAAAACCTACTGAAACTCAGTCAGTTCAAGTAAAAGGTCAAAGAAGAATGCTTGCAGAAAAGAAAAGCAAAGCAGATTGGTACTAATATGTGGTTATCGGCAATTAAATTAGCCGTTTCTGCTGGAAGTAAGATCTATGCTAATAAGCAGAAGACAAAAATGGCAATGAGTGAAGCACAACTCATGCATGCCACAAAAATGGCCCAAGGTCAGGAAGCTTACCAAGGCAAATTACTAGAAGCAAGGCAATCGGACTGGAAGGACGAGGCGGTTCTCATAATTTTGTCAACTCCCGTGTTAATTTTGGCGTGGGCAGTGGTATCAGATGACCCAACAGCGATGGACAAGGTAAAATTATTCTTCGAGATGTTCTCGCAGCTTCCATCGTGGTTTACAAATTTATGGATACTTGTGGTCGCGAGTATTTATGGTATAAAGGGAACTCAAATATTTAGAAACGGAGGAAAAAAATAATGGCAAAGAAAAAAATAAAAAAACTTCTTAAAGGTTTAGGAATTGGTGCCGCTCTTTTAGGCGCTGGTAAAGCTTTAATGAATAGAAGAGACAAAGCAAATCAAATGAAAGAATTTCTTGCGACTGAGGGCGGAGACTTATCAGATATGTCAGGTATGATTAATGAATTTGGTGTTGCACCAAGAAAAAGAAGCATGAATCCTGCTATGTTTTTAAGCGGTGTTGGTGATGATCCTGTAATTTCAGGAATTCAAGCTGGTGCTAAGAAAGGCGGCAGAATTGTTAAAACTAAAAAAGGTGGAAGAGCCGTAAGAAAAGCAAATAGAAGCAAGAAAAAATAATGCCTGGAATGATGAAAAGACCTATGTTTAAAAACGGTAAAAAAGTTTTAAAACCGGTTAAACCAAAACAAAAAGGCCTAAAGAAGTTACCCAAAAAAATTAGAAACAAAATGGGTTACATGAAGGATGGCGGAAGAGCTAAGTAATGGCTAAACTTTGTGCAAAAGGTAAAGCTGCAGCAAAGCGTAAATTTAAAGTTTACCCTTCGGCGTATGCAAACATGTACGGCTCTGCTGTATGTTCTGGTAAAATAAAACCGGGTGGAAAAAAGAAGAAAAAATCTAAGAGAAAGTAATGGCTGAAGGTGGTCTAAGAAAATGGGTCAAAGAGAAATGGGTAGACATTGGAGCTCCGAAGAAGAACGGCAAGTATCAACCTTGCGGTCGATCGAAAGGGAGCAAAAGGAAATATCCAAAATGCGTCCCACTTGCAAAAGCCACACGGATGACAAAAGGGCAAAAGGCCTCTGCTGTCAGACGAAAAAGAGCTGCAGGTAATCCTGGAGGAAAACCAACTAACGTAAAAACATTTGCAAAAAAATAATGAATTTAGAAAAAGATTTAAAAGAACTGAGGAAACAAAAACAGATGAAAGAATCTGCTATTGCTCAACTTAGAAAAAGAAGTAAAGATTCAATTGCTAGACCAAGAGCAGAAAAAAATATTCTATCTAACAACCCTGACATGCAAAAAATCTAATGAGAAAAAAAGAAAATCCTATTAGAAAAACTACTACAGGTAAGGGTGCAAACTATAGACCAACAAAATCTGGAGCTGGAATGACAGCTAAAGGTGTAAGAGCTTACAGGGCAGCAAACCCTGGAAGTAAATTAAAAACAGCCGTGACTGGAAAAGTGAAGCCAGGATCAAAAGCTGCTAATCGTAGGAAGTCATACTGCGCTAGATCACTAGGACAATTAAAAAGGTCATCAGCAAAAACACGTAATGATCCAAATTCTCGAATCCGTCAGGCACGAAGAAGATGGAAATGTTAGATAAGATTATTTATAATTTTTTTGCAGGCGTAGATAAAATTTTCGAAACAATAGAAAGTCTTCTCAAAAGGAGAAAAAATGCGAAGAGCAATAATAGACGCACTAAGAGCAAGGTATGAAGCTGAAATTGCAGAAGCGGATGCTACTGCAGGTATTTATTTAGACAATTCAGTAGGTATTGGAGAACATCCACAACACATAGAAGAAGTTAATAAACAAGTCGAAAAGATAGCTGCGGCAAAAGAAAAGCTAGATGTATTAGACGAGTTTGAACCAGAAAAGGGTGATACTTTATAATGGACTTTATAGATAAAATTAGAAAAATAATTAAGTTAAGACATGATGATGTCGTGATTGCAATGACTAACGGTAATGTTGACAGCATGGAGAAATACCAGTATATGTTAGGGCAAATACGAACTTATCAGTATTTATTACAGGAAATATCCACCCTGCTAAAAACAAAGGAGCAAAATGACGAACAAGGAACAATTATCAGCATCAAACCAAAAGATAGTTCTACCAAATAAAGAACTAGTCGGTGTTGAGAAAAAAGAAAAGAAACAAATAGACGAATCATCAAAATTACCTAAACCTACCGGTTGGAGAATTTTGGTTTTACCTTTTAAACAAAAAGATAAAACCAAAGGTGGTTTAATATTAGCAGATGAAACAGTAGAACGATCGCAAGTAGCATCAACTTGTGGTTTAGTTTTAGATATGGGCCCACACTGCTATGATAAAGAAAGATATCCAGAAGGTCCATGGTGTAAAAAAGGTGATTGGATTATCTTTGCAAGATATGCAGGATCACGAATTAAAATAGATGGGGGTGAGATAAGACTTCTCAATGATGATGAAGTTTTAGCGACCGTGGAAAACCCTGAAGATATATTCCACGAATTTTAACAATCATAGGAGATACTATGCAAGAAAATGAAAACAAGGTAGTTGATATCGACACATCTGGTCCGGGTGCAGAGGTAGAATTGCCAGAAGAAAAAACAGGAGAGGTTGTAGAACAACCAACGGAGGACACAACAAATGAGACACAAGATCTTAAAGACGGTGGTAGCGCCGATAACGCACCTGAGAAATCTGATGAGCAGTCTAATGTTCAAGGGAGTGATCAGCAAGAAGATAACAGTAAGCAAATTGAAGAGTATTCTGAAGGAGTTAAAAAGCGGATAGCTAAGTTAACCAAAAGAATGCGTGAAGCGGAAAGACAAAAAGAAGAAGCTTTACGTTTTGCTGAAAGTGCTAAAAGGGAAAGAGATCAGTTTAAGACTACAGCAGATTCTTTAGATAAAAACTATGTTTTAGAAATGGAAGGAAGAATTACTTCTTCTATCGCAGCGGCTCAAGAAAAATTAAGAGCTGCCAGACAAGCAGAAGATCCTAAGGCTGAAACAGAAGCTTTAGCCGCTATTTCTCAACTTGGTTACGAACAGGGTAAATTAGCTGAGTTAAAAACTCAACATCAAATGCAGGAAACTGCAGCTAAAGAAACACCTGTTGAACAACCATTATATCAACAACCAAGACAACAAGTCCAAACTCCCCCTGATCCAAGAGCGGAAGATTGGGCTAGTAGAAATGAGTGGTTCGGTAAAGATAGTGCAATGACGTATACAGCGTTTGATTTACACAGAAAAATTACCGAAGAAGAAGGAATTGACCCTAGGTCAGAAGAATATTATGAGGAAATAGACAAAAGAATAAGACTTGAATTTCCACATAAATTTGATACACCTAAGGACAAACCGGTTAGTAAACCTACACAAACCGTTGCCTCTGCAACGCGTAGTTCAAAGACTAGTCGTAAATCAGTGAGACTCACATCATCTCAAGTAGCAATTGCTAAAAAATTAGGTGTGCCACTAGAAGAATATGCGAAACAACTTATGAACACGAAGGAGGTATAGGCATATGGAAGACAATAAACAACCAACTCGTGCGAGCCAGACAAGTAAAAGTGATTCTACAAAAGTACAATCACAAGCAAAATCGGTAACTCCTAATGAGAGACCGAAAGTTTGGACTCCACCATCGTATTTAGATACGCCCAACGCGCCAAATGGCTACAGACACAGATGGGTCAGGGTAGAGATTCAGGGGTTTGTGGATACTAAAAACGTACAAGGTCGATTAAGATCAGGTTACGAATTAGTTAGAGCAGACGAATATCCCGAAGAAGATTTTCCCGTAGTACCGGACGGCAAATACGCAGGGGTTATCGGACACGGCGGCCTTGTGCTGACAAGGGTACCGGAGGAGATCGCGCAGCAAAGATCTGAGTATTATCAAAGACAAGCTCAAGAACAACAAGCTGCAATTGACGCCGATCTTGCAAAGGAACAGCATAAGAGTATGCCTATCAATGTTGATAGAGATACTCGTGTAACCTTCGGTGGTTCAAAGAAAAGTTAATTTTTTAACAATTCCAAAACCAGCGAAATATATAAACCGTACTGGAGGCCCTTCGGGGCAGGTACATTTAAGGAGAAAAGACTATGGCTAATAGTTCATCGACTGGTTTCGGTTTGAAACCAATTAAAAAAGTCGGTCAGAATTACGACGCTGGCGGTCTAGGTGAGTACCCAGTTGCAGCATCTGCAACAGCTATCTACAACCAAGATATGGTTGCTATGGCAGCTACAGGTACAGCAGCAGTTGCAGCAGCAGCTACTACTCACAACCTAGGTTCGTTAAACGGAGTGTTCTACACTGACGCAACAACTAGTAAGCCAACATTTCAAAACTATCTTCAAGGCTCTAATACAGCTTCTGATATAGTTGCGTTTGTTAATGATGACCCGAATCAGATATATGAAATTAGATCTGACAATGCGGGTGCTTCAGCACAAACTGATGTTGGTAACACAGCTGAAATTTCATATTCAGCTGGTGCAAGTCCAAACTACATTTCTAGAACAACTCTAGATGACAGTACTTTGAACACAACTGCACAACAATTAAAAATCGTAGGCGTATCGAGAGATCCGGACAATAGCGACTTAACATCTGCAAATGTAGTATGGAGAGTTGTTATCAACGAACATTTCTTTAATACGGATACAGGGGTATAATAGGAGTATATAACTATGGCAATATCACGTAATCAACTAGTAAAAGAACTAGAGCCAGGTTTGAATGCCCTATTCGGCCTGGAGTATAAACAGTATGAACAAGAACATGCTGAAATATACAACACTGAGTCAAGTGACAGAGCTTTTGAAGAAGAAGTAATGTTATCTGGATTCGCTCAAGCACAAGTTAAACCAGAAGGTTCTGGAATAGCTTATGATAGTGCTCAAGAAACTTTCACAGCAAGATACACTCACGAGACAATAGCTCTTGGGTTTGCAATCACTGAGGAAGCAATTGAGGACAATTTGTATGACAGACTTGCGTCTAGATATACAAAAGCTTTAGCAAGATCTATGGCTCAAACTAAACAAGTTAAAGCAGCTGCACCATTAAATAATGGTTTACCTGGTGGATCTTTCCAATCAGGAGATGGTGTAACTCTTTTCAACATTTCGCACCCGACTATTTCTGGAACTTTCAGTAATACGTTGGCAACAGCTGCGGACTTAAACGAAACTTCATTAGAACAAGCAATGATTGACATCGCTGCTCTTACTGATGAAAGAGGTTTAAAGATCGCTGCTAAAGCTGTGAAAATGATCATTCCATCTGCTCTTCAGTTTACTGCGGACAGATTGATGAACTCTGCACAAAGAGTTGGAACTGCTGATAACGATATAAACGCGTTAAGAAACATGGGTATGGTCCCAGGTGGATACACAGTTAACCACTACTTAACTGATACAGATGCGTTCTATATCACTACAGACGTTCCTAATGGAATGAAGCATATGGAAAGAGCTCCATTAACTACAAAAATGGAAGGCGATTTCGATACTGGCAACGTAAGATACAAAGCTAGAGAAAGATACGTATTTGGCGTATCAGACCCTAGAGGTATTTTTGCATCACCAGGTGCTTAATCAATAATTTTGTGGCGGGACATAGTTCCGCCACAATTACACCATAGAAAGACAAAACCATGAAAAAATTCCTTGTAAACATATATGCATATGATCATCACGCTAGATTTGAAGTAGAGTCTAAAGATGATCCTGTTTCTCTAGAACAATCAATAGTTGACAAACTGGGAGAAAAGAGTATAAGTTGGGAATCATCGGGAATGTTTTCGAACAAACCTTATCGAATAACTTATGAGGAAGTTAGTAATGATACAAGACCTATACAAAGCAAAAAGGTCCTTGGAGTTGAAGTGGGAACAGGAGCATCTGGATAATAACAGATATACTCTTGAGATGGTTAGAATT